GGGTTACTCCTTGTTTGATTGGGTGTGGGTGGCGGCGGCGCACTTGTCGATGAGCGCACGCAGATCGGGGGGCTCCAGCAAGTCGAGCTGGCCGGAGCGGTCCTTGGCCGGGAACCCGTAGGGATTCATGGTTTGCGTGACGAAGGCGCGGTAGGACGAGCCGTCCTCAGCCTTGATCTCGGCAAGCGTCACAACCTCATCGACGATGCCGGGCAACTCAGCCGAGGTCTTGGCACCTTCGATCTGCGGCACGAACACCTTGCGGTTGAAGTCGTCCATGCGCTCGTCGAGAATCGACACGAACACCACATGCTTGCCACGGGCGTGCTGCAGGTGCATGAGCGCGCCCAGCATCTCGGTGCCGAGCAGGCCGTAGGCACCGCGCGTGTCTGGCTTGCCGGTGCGATCGGACATCGCCTGCGGCTGCGTCTTGGCCCAGATCAGCGCCAGGCGCGCGAGGACCGTTATGCTGTCGACGAAGTAGGTGTCGTACTTGGCCAGCTGAGCCGGATCGCCATAGCGTTCGCAGACATGCTGGTAGTGCGCCTCCGAATACGGCGACTCGGGTGGCAGCGCCAGATTGGGGCCGGCCAAGAACACCACCAGGTCGCGGAACTCGGGCCAGGTGGCTGGACGCACGCAGTCGCCACGCCAGTCCTTGACCGCAAGATCGCCGGCCTCGAGATCGACGAAAAGCGTGGTTGCTTCAGGCAGCGTCTTGAGCTGAGTGGTCTTGCCGATGCCGCTTTTGCCGAGCAGCACCAGCTTGACGCCCTTCTTCTCGCGCAGCCGCTGGTCGGCGGTAATGATCGGCAGTGCCATCACGCCACCTCCCTAAGCTGCTCGACGACCGCCGGATTCCAGAGAATCTGGTAGCCGCTGTGGCCGTTGCGCGAAAACGGCATGGCCTCAGCCCACGCCTTGCCCGCGTCGGTGAGTTCCCACTCGTCGCGCTCGTTGCGGAACTGGAATCCGAGGGTTGCGAGGCGCTGGTTGGTGACCTTGGCAGAGGATCCGGCCAGCTTTCCCAACTGCGTAGCGTTGTGGGAGCAGGTCGGCTCGTTGGCCGCCGGAAGCGCCCGGCGCAGCGTCTCGATCACCAGCCCAGTGTTCTCCTGGATGCAGGTGAGCGTCGCCGCCATGGCGATGCCGGCCTTCACGCCCGGCACCTTGGCCACGGCGTCACCGATCAACAGCAGGGAGGACACACGGTCCTGGGTCTGGGCCGGCAGGGCAGCCACCGGGGTCGCTGAGTAGGCGCCGGTCTTGCGGATCGAAGGCAGCACTTCGCTGGTGACCCAGCGCTTGAATCGCTTTGCTGCGTCCTTGGTACTGCCGAGGATCAGCGAGTACAGGCCGGACTCGTTGACGTGATTGGATCGCTGGTTCCGACCGAGGCTGTCGATGGCGTCCAGTTTTTGGACGTCATCGCTATCCACGTGGGTGTCGATAGCCTGCCGGGCGTTGCCAAGTTCGAGCGCAGCGCAGACATCGCTGGCGTTGAACCACGGCTGGCCAGCCTCATCAACCTGCACGCGCAGGGCGTGCGATTCGAACTGGAAGGGAATGAGGGTGCTCATGATCATTCCTTCCACGCGATATCGGTCATCCGATCCGCGCCGAGCGCGCCGGACTTGCGGGCGTTTTGGTACAGATCCTCGATCGCCGAGCGCCGACGGCTGACGATCGACTGCTCCTCGGATGCCAGTTGGAGGGCGAACGCCAACTCATCGACGGTTGCGTTCTCAATGGGGACGGAAACCTCCTCACCGGCGCGGTTGCGATAGCGGATATCGCTGGGCAGGTGATCCGCATAAAAAGAGCCGACGCGTTTGCGCAGCACAAGCTTGTTCAGAAATTTCATGATTCATTCCTCGGAGTCGGCGGTCAGGTCATAGGAGGCCTTGCCGGGTTTGACGGTGCGGGCGGCGGCGAACTGCTCGCGCAGCGCCGTGGGCCAGTTGGTGAAGCGGGATTCCGGGACGCTGAACTCGACGTCCAGGTAGTCCTCGACGCGATCGCCGCTGGCTGCAATGCGCTTGGCCATCTCGGCCAGTTGGGTCTGATCCCAGGAGACGCGCTTCGGCGTGTCGACCGTGACGCGTATCTGGCCGTCCTGGAAATGGACGGTGCCGAAGTCCTTGCCAGCTTCGGAGCGCGCGGCCCGTTCTTGCTCGGCGTACCGGCGCTTCATCGCGTTGTGGGTTTTGGTCTGCGCCTTCTTGACCCACTCGACCAGCTGCGCGAGGTTGAAATGAATTTCGCGCAACTGTTCAGCCGGCAGCGCTGCCAGGTCGGCTTCCGACATTGCGGTCAGCCGGTCGGGGAAAATGGTGATGTCGGTCATGACCATTCCCCTTACTGGTACGCACGGGCGAAGCTCGAGTAACGCGAGACGCGGCGCTCGAAGGCTTCGATTTCGTGCAGGAGGTAGGTGACCCGGCGACCGAGCTTGCAGTAGATCGGACCGAGCTGCTCTTGACGCCAGCGGCGCAGCGTCTTGACCGACAGTCCCCAGCGACAGGCGAGCTCGAATTCGTCGAGCGCGATGCGAGTCTGATTAGGACCGCCGGGACCTGATGGGCGCGAGGGGCGCCCTTGTGTAACGAGAGGGGTTGGATTTCCCATTTGCAGTGCTCCTTTGAAAAAAGTGGGCACTGCTTATTCTTCGAATCCACCTCCGGATCAGGTCCGGATCAACTTCCGGATGAAGCTCCGGAAATTCACGCTGCCGTTCGTCGACTCCGTATGCGGTAGCGGCCGTAGGCAGTTTTCTCGATCCACTCGTTCCAGCCAGGGCCGAGGGCGCTGTCGGGGTCCTTGGCGCAGCGTGTCTGCGTGACGAGGTCGGACCACTTGATGCTCGTCTGGTATCGCGCCTTCCAGAAGGTCGCGATGACTGCCTTCTGCTTTCCCTTGAATACCCTCGGCGCGGCCATGTGGACGAGCTTGAGTTCGCCGGTGCGTTCGTCGAACCATTCGTCAGGATCATCTACGTTCGCTGGCGCGCCGCGCAGCAGTCGACCCAGCACATCAAGATCGCAGGTGATGCTGTCACCTCTTGAGATGATCAGATCGTCGATGCCGCATCGTTGGTGGCCATTGGGCCATCCCGCGTCAATGTCATCCGCAGTGAGCACGATGCCGTGACCGGGCCGCACAGCATCGAACATCAGCTTTCGCCAGTCTTCTGCGCATTGCGTGAGGCGGCGCGCCACGTACACGGGAGCGAAATGGTGTGTGCGGCCGACGCGAAGATTTCCGAGGTGCCACAGATGACCGTCGATGACGTTGCGCTTCCTGGCACGATGCACGTTCTCGAATTCAAATACGTCGGCGATCGCGTCCAGCCACGCATCGACGTTGAACGCGTAGATGGCGATCTCCTCCAGCGGTCTCGTAAGGAATCGACTCGGCTGTGCGGGGCTACGGTAGCGGAAGGTTCCGCGCTCCTGGTCAACGACAACCTCCACCTCCTCCTCGCAGTTGAGTACCGGCACGAGGATCGACGTCTGGTAGCCATCGGGCACGATCCAGCGACGCGCAGCGAACTGAACCGCACAGCCACGCAACTCGTCCGAGATCACCCGCGCATCAATGCTTCGGGCGTGTTCCAGGCAGATTAGAAACTCGGCGTACAGACTCATGGCGAACTTAGTACTGGCGCGCGCAGTCGAGGCGCATCAACTGGGAGAACACCAGTTCGCTATCGTCCTTCGTCAGGCGGCTGTCGGAGAAGCCGTTCGGGGCGGTGATCTGGACCGACACGTTGTGGGCTTTTCGATGCAGCGTCTTGGCGACCCGGATCGTTAACTTCACCTGCTGGACGGCGTACTCGGTGAGGTCGGGAAGGGAATGAGTCTCACGGGCGACAAGGTAAATATCGCGCTCCTCAAATCGGTGTCGCCGGATGAGCAGAGCGTTTTCCACGCGACGCTCGACGGTCTTTCCACGCAGATTCACCTGCCGCAACTCTGGCTTGGCCACAACGAGGTGCCGAATCTCGATGCCGTCGATGCCCTCGATGCGGTCCTTCTTGAAGCGCTTGAGCATTGCCGGCGTGCTGAACCCCATCAAGTCGAACTCGCGCATTGGCATCGATCGAATGTCGCCATCGCCACCGAGCACAACATCGCGGAACAACGCGGCCAGTTCTGGACGGACCTCAATGTCGTCGCAGTACACCGAAAGCTCCCCCGTGATCGCTTTCCAGGAGTAGCGCACATCGGTGACGGCCGCGGACTCAACGTCCTGCACCTCGCCATTCGAAATTCGCTGGTAGTGGACTTCTGCGCCATTGAACTTGGCCGTTAGCGTGAAGAGGACAACCGGGTTACCGGCCTGCGTGGGATCGCGATGTTCGAAGTGCTCGACAAGAATGTCGTCAGGGTCGATCTTGGGGAACAACTCGGTGAGCCGTCGCCGCAGCACCTGATCTGCATCTACTGCAAGCGTGGGTTGCGCACCCTTGGGACCGATGTAGTGGCTGGAGTGCCGGTCACTCTGTGACTGCCGCAGCATCTCTTGCTGCCGCTCGGCATGATCGAAGCGGTCGTCAGATGCTTCACCTTCGGCCGGAAAATCCTGTCTCATGAAGAGATAGAGCGCACGGCTGAACTTGTCGGTGGGCGATTCCAGAATGTCAGCATCGTGCGGGTTGCTCGCGTCGAGAAGCGTCCCGGCGGCCAGCGTGCCGTACTCGTCGCACAGCAGGCTCACACGTTCGGCCGCCCGCTCGATGCGGGCGTGATCAGCGTGAGCGAGCCCAGCAACTACGGCGAATACCGCGTTTCGCGCTGGGATCGGCAATGAGCCGTTTGCATCCTCAGTCAGTTCGCGCAGCGGCGCCAGTGGCTTTCCGATCACTCCTTCGACGAGGGAGCGCAGCAATGTCGGGCGTTGCACCCGGCGCGTGAGCTGGACGAAGTGTTCAAGGTGGGGAAGGATTTCAGGCCCCTTGTCCTTGCTTCGGGTACGAGACTGCTTGTTGGCTTGCTCGGCGGCAGCCTTCTTGCGAGTTGGGTTCGCATCTTGTTGTTTGACTGCCGTCATTCGAACTACTCCTT